CATACAATATGGTGTTCCTGTTATTGGTGGTACGGGTGGTGACATAGAAACATCTTCTAAAGATTTTATGGACATGTATTATAACGCAGATGCGTTTAACTTGATACCTATGTTCATACCAGCTACCAAATGTTACCACGGGTTTTTTGATTTAGAAAAAGGTAAATCTGACATTGAAGGGGCGAAGTCTAAACTAATGGAAGAACGCGAAACTCTTCGTAAGAGTGGTAACCAAAAAGGTTACAACCTACATATACAAAACTATCCATTAACCGTAGAAGAAGCGTTCTTACAGACTAAGTCTTCTAAGTTCAATGTAAGTAACATTAACGAGCAAAGAGGGCTTATAATGTCTTCTCCGCAGACAGAAAATCAAATACAAAAAGGTAGACTAGAGTGGCTAGGTGATGGAATGGATGTGCAATGGATACCAGACGACCAAGGTCCATATAAAATATTATCACACCCAATGACAGACTATAAAGGTTTAGATATTGGAGGGATTGATTCTTATGACCAGGATACGGCAAAAAGCTCTGACTCATTAGGTAGTGCTATTATCTACCGTAGATTCTATAGCGTAGACATGCCAAGTAACTATGTAGTAGCAGAATACACCGAAAGACCTAAAACCGCAGAAGAGTTTTGGGATGGTTGCCTAAAGCTTGCTGTATACTATAACTCTAAAATGCTAATTGAGTTTACTAAAATTGGTATTATAGATTACTTTAAACGAATGGGTGGCATGCAGTATATGAAAGAAAGACCTACGGCAGCTCATTCACCTAAATCAGTAAACAGAAATAGGTATGGTATTCAAATGAATAAACATACTAAGTCAGTAATGGAACAGTATTTACATAAGTACGTCGAAGAAAACTGTGGAGATATTTGGTTTATGGATTTACTTGACGAATTAGCTAATTACGGAGTACGAAATACTGACCGTGTTATAGCTTTTGGTCTGTGTCTTATACATGACATAGACATATACGAAAAAAGTGTTAAATTTGGTGAATCGAAAGTTAATAACGTCGGCTTCGTTTACTATAAACGAGAAAACGGACGATTAGTACCATATAAAGAATAAACAATGGCTGTTAATAATCATGGGTTTCCCAGGCAAGCTATACCTGATAGCGAAAAAACTGAAGAATGGTGTATAGATAACTTACGCTCAATTACTAGGTTTCTAGGTGGAGCTAACTCATCTGCTGACAACTTTCTTAATAACAGAAATAAAGATATTGCAAACTATGCTATGTACAATGGTCATATTAATACAAAAGACTATGAGTACATAACAGACCAGTATGGATTACCTTTTCCTGCGCAAATGGCTAACTTTCCGCTAGCGCAAACTAAAATTGACTTACTTGTTAATGAAGATGCTGAAAGACCTTTAGATAAAAAGGTAACAGCTATTAATAAAGACGCTGCTCTTCGCAAAGAAAAGTTCAAGGTGTCTTTAGTTGCAAATAAATTACTAGAAGACATAAATAATCAGTTTGAAACTGCATTTGGCACTAAGCCACCTACAGAAAACGGTGAGTTTCCTATACCTGATGATATAGATGAATTCATGCGTTATGAGTACAAAGAACTTATTGAAGAAGTTTGTCAAGATGGACTAGATTATCTTGTAGAAAAATATAGACTAAAAGATATTTTCCGTAGCGGCTTTAGAGATTTTCTTGTTACAGGTAAATGTTTTTATAAAGTATACGTTAAAAACGGAGACCCTTTTGTAAGACGCATAGACCCACGTAGCGTTATTTGGGATTCATCTATACAAAGTGATTATCTAGAAGAGGCAAATTGGGTAGCAGAAGAAAGATTTTTATCCGTAAACGAAGTAATAGACGAATACCGTGAACAACTCACTAAAGAAGATGTACAGAAGCTTGAAGAAATTCGTCAGATTGATGGTATTGACAAGTTATCTGATTTTAATGCTGACATTGAGTGGATTGACTTCGACAAAGACAAAGGAGTTAGAATACGAGTTGTTACCTGTGAGTGGAAGTCTGTTAAAGAAATTAATTTTAAAGTTTCAGAAAACAAGCACGACCCTAAGACTCCGTTTAGAAAAATTGTTGGAGATAATTACAAGCCTCGTAAAAAAGAAAAAATAGAAAAAAAGTTTGTAGACGATGTGTGGGAAGCTACTGAAATAGGTGGACAGATATATGTAAACTGCAGACGTAGGCCAAATCAAGTACGTTCTGTAGATGATGCAGGTACTACGCCTTTATCTTACGTAGGATGTATACACAACTATTCTACTGGTAGTAGTATCTCTTTATGTGATTTACTGCGTCACGTACAAATGATGTATAATATAGTACACTACCATATAGAACTTACACTTGCAAGAGCTGGTGGTAAGGCTGTTGTTTATGATGTATCTCAATTACCAACTAATATTGGAATGGACATGCAAAGTGTAATGTATCACCTAAAGACTGATGGTATTATACCTATCAATAGTCAAATGGAAGGACAGGAAGCCTCTAGGTTTAATCAATTCCAACAAATAGACTTTACCCTTTCTAACTCAGTTAAGCAGCTTATAGAGCTTAAAATGATGCTAGAGCAAACTGCTGGTCAAATATCTGGTGTATCACCACAACGTGAAGGTTCAGTATCTCAATATGAATATGTAGGTAATGTGCAAAGAACAATTGTTCAATCTGCTTTGTCTACAAAAGGTTGGTTCTTCCAACACGGTGAGGTAAAGAAAATGGTATTTGAGCGAATGTGTAACCTAATGAAAATCTGTTGGTCAGAAGGTAAGAAAGCTGGCTACATATTAGGCGATGGTGGTTACAAATTTTTAAGTGTACTACCTGATGTCGCTTTAAATGACTACGGTGTGTTTATGGGTGATGGTGGTAAAGACGATGCTATGCGACAAATGGTACAGCAAATGTCACAGGCTGCATTACAAAGTGGCTCACTTAGTATGCTAGATGCTATTAAAGTACTTAAAGCTGATAGCTTGAATGAAGCTGAAACTGTATTAGAGCGTGGAATGGATTCTATGAAGAAAATGCAACAACAAGCGCAACAAGAAGCTGCACAACAAGCTCAAGCACAGCAACAACAAGAATCTCAAAGAATAGCAGCGGAAAATGAAAAAATGAACGCAGAGCTACAAAATAAACTTGATATTGCTAAAATAGCAGCTGACTCTAAGGTTACTGTTGCAGAAATTAATCAAGAAACAAAATTCGAGTCTGACGCACTAAAAGAAAAAGCAAGAATTCAATTAGAAGGTGTCAGAGGCGATGTGCAAGAACAATTAAACAAACAGTCGGCAAAAGTTAATAAATAATTGTATTACCTTTGTTGTACTAAAAAACAAAAAGCATGAGTGAAAGTAACAGTATTATTGACCAGGTAACTTCTGGGCAAGAAGCGCAAGATTCATTTGACGCATCAGCATTTATTAGTTCTGAAGCGGCAAAAGAAATTGAATCAGTAGAAGGTTCTCCACAAGAACAACAAGAAGTAGGAGAGCAGGATTCTGATGGTGATGTTCAATCTTTTTCTGAAACAGAAACAGAAAATGACAATGAATTTAGTTGGGATGCCGTAGAGGTAGAAGCTAAAGAAGAAGTTGAGTCTGAAGAAGAGTCAGCAGAAACTCAAGAAGATGATTGGGATTCTGTTGAGTCTACGACTGAAGAGTTTGATTGGAATGAAGTTGGTCAAGAACTTGGGGTTGAGGCAAAAACAAAAGAAGAGTTTGTTAATCAAGTAAAAAGTTTAATTGAAAATCCTGTACAAGACAATGAAACTATTTCTGAGTTACAGGAATTTATTAAACGTTCAGATGAAGAGTTGGTTATTGCAGACATGCAAGCTTCTAATTTTGATGAAGATTACATTGAAGACACACTCAACAAGCTTAAAGAATCTGGCTTACTAAAACGTGAGGCAGTACAAATAAGAACGCAACTACAAAAGTTTATCCAAAAGGAAAGAACTACTTTGAAGGAGCAACAAATTAACGCAGAAAGGCAAGCCGCAGAGGCTCAGACTAATGCAAGAAAAGAACTACAAAGTCATATTAAAACTCGTGATGAGTTTTTTGGAGGCAAAGTAAGTTCTGATGAAAAACGTAAATTATACAATTATATAACGAAAGGAGATTTTTCTAAAGAAATATTTGAAACTCACGCCAATGTTGCGGAGGCTGCTTTTCTTTGGAAGAACAAGGACAAAATCTTTAAAATGGTTCGGACGCAAGGCGTTGAACAAGGAAAGTCTAAAATTTTGAACAACATTACTTCTCCTAGTAAAAATTCAAGAAGTCAAAAATCATTTGTACAAACAAAAACAGATGGTTTTGACCCAAAAGGTTTTTTAAAATAATTGATAATTATATTTATTAATTTATTAAATACTTTAAAAAATGAAGGTATATAGTGCAAAATACGACCCGTCGTATAACACAGCAGACAACTCGCTTGTCGCTAACATGCTAAAGTACCCAGAGATTGCGAAGAAAATCATTGAATTGTACCCTCGCTACTCTATGACGTACTTATTGGAGCGCCTAGGATTTGGTGCTTCTGAAAAAGTAATTGGAGCAAACGCTTTCGAATGGAAAGTAATGTCTCGTTACAAAAAACCTGCAATTCTAGACGTAGCTGATGCTACTAACCGTTCTGCTGGTGATGTAGTAACTTACAAAATCGCTTCTGCTGAAGCTGCTGACGAATACTGTCACCTAGCAGTAAATGATGTAGTAAGAATTGATACTACAGGTACTACAGGTGTTGTAACTGCAGTTGGAACTCAAAACACAGGAGCAGCTGGTCAAACAGATGTAACTGTAAAACTTTTACAAGCTTTTGATACTGACCTTACTACAGCTACTCAGCTTGGTGTAATTGGTTCTGCATTCGGTCAAGGTTCTCTTGGTGACGAAGTAGGTGAATTATACGCTTACCCAGAAACTCACCGTAATCACTTAACTCTTTCTCGTAGAAAGTGTAAGATTAATGGTGTTGATTTACACGATGTTACTTGGGTAGAGCACAATGGTCACAGACTATGGTACTTTACTAAAGAGCAACAAATGACTGACCAGTTCATGTACGAGCTTGAATTGAACAGATGGTTTGGTAAGTCTTCAGTTTCAGGTGATATTACTTTCCCTGGTGATGCTGGTTCTGCAACTTCAGGATTCCCAGTTATGGGTGATGGTATCATCGCACAAATTGACTCAGGAAACGTATTCAACTACAATGCTGGTGCTTTAACTGAAGATATTTTACTTGACGCTTTAGCAAGTCTTTCATTGAATACATTACAGCCTACAGGAAACGAATTTGTTTGTTTCACTGGTATGGCAGGTATGGTTCAATTCCAAAAGGCTATGAAACAGTTTGTTGGTACTAGTTTAGCTAATGCTGGTTCTGCTGGCTCTACATTTGTAGACAAAGCTGGACAAGATGTATCAGTTGGTGTTAACTTTACTACTTACCACGTATTAGGTAACAAAATAACAGTTGTACACAACCCTTGTTTTGATGACCCGAATATTGCAAAATTAACTTCAGGTGTTGGTGGATTTGATTCTGCTGAATTATCTGCGTTGATGGTATTCATGGATATGTCAGTTCAAGATGGTGTAGCTAACGTTGAGCTTATCGCTAAAGGTGCTGAAGGATTCAACAGAAACTACGTTAAGAAGTACGTTCCTGGTATGATTAACCCTAACGACCCATCTTCTTTGATGGCTGCTAACGGTAATGATACTTTCGAATGTCACATCCTTTCTGAATCTGGTGTAATTATCCGTAACCCATTATCTTGCGGTATTTTGAAGCCAACTGGTCTTAATATTTAATTTTTAAAAAGTAGAAAAAATGGCTGAAGAAAAATATTTAGCGGAATATGAAAAGAGTGCAGCAGGTAACTACCTGAAGCGTTCTAGAGGTACATTGATTAATGTAATCTCTCAAGGAGCTACTGATAAAACTCTTATCGAAGAGGAGTCAGGCTCAACTGTCTTAGTTACTATGACTGGTAGCTCGGACAAAACTGTAACTCTGCCTGCTGCAAAAGCTGGACTTAACTTTAAATTTGTAGTTGCTGCATCTCCTTCTGGAAGTGGTGACTTAAAAATTGCTTCTGCTGTTGCAGATACTATAGTTGGTCTTACAAACGCTGATGCTTCTGCAGACGGAGCTACTAACACTGCTGCTGATTTTGTTATCATTGAAACTGCTGCTGTTGGTGGAGAAGTAATTGAATTGTTATGTGACGGTACTAATTGGTATGCATTTGCTCACCAATCTGCTGTTGGTTCGATTACATTAAATGGATAATTAATTATTCAATAATATTCATCCCCTCTTCGGAGGGGGTGTTTTTTAACTAGTAAAAAAGCAAGAAAAATGGAGAACAAGAATTTAATTGTGTACACACACAAAACCAAAACTAAACTACACAGAATGCAGTTTGGTTCGCAGTACAAAGACAGACAAGGTAGAATACAAACACTTTTAGATGTAAATGGCTTAGAGCGCTCACATACAGTTAGAAGCGCTTCGTTTGTTTTAAGTAAAGAAGTTGAAAACGACGTTATTCTAGACAAGTGGCTTAAGTCACACCCTGATGTTTTAGTTGCGTGGACTAGAGAAGATATTGTAGAGAAAGAGAAAATAGAAACTGCGGAAACTTTAAATAGTGCGCAGGCTATTATTGAAGCTGCAAAAATGAACGTAAAAGATGTGGTTGATTTTGCAAAACTAACCAAAATGAATATGAACTCTGATACGGATGTTCTCAGAGCTAAAATCATTAAGGTTGCTCAAGATGCTCCAGATAAATTTATGGAATTACATTTTGACCCAGAAAAAGACTACAGAGTATTTATTGTAGACGCACTTAAGTCAAAAAATCTTACTTATAAAAATAGTACTTTTATGTACGGAAAACAGGCTATCGGAACTAACGAAGAACAGGTTATTGTTTGGTTAAAAGAAAACAAAGATGTTTTTGCTTTAATTAAACATGAGCTTCGTGGAGAAGCGCCTAAAAGTAAAAAAGTAAAAGCTTAATAAATGACATTAGCATTAACAACTGAAGATAATATACGAGATAGGATTCGTCAGATAATAGACCGTGAAGACACGGCTTATTTTTCTAATACGCAGCTTACGGAGTATATAGAAATGGCTGTTGATGAGTTTTTGCAACAATACTATACTATTTTTGAGGTTGACCAAGATGCACGAGAAAAATTAGAAAAACTTGTGCTAACAGAACAAATTACGTTAGATTCTAGTAATAATTTTACACAAACAGTTTCTACATTAAATAGTGCTGCTACTGACCCAATATATTATAGATTATTATCAGCAAGGTTAGCAGAGTCACCTACAACATCTGTAAAAGTTATTCAGTTATCTGATTATTCAGCTTATACTAATGACCCTTTTAATAAAGCAGATGCCAACAACCCTGTTGTTTTTCAAGAAGGTGGTAGTTTAAAATTTGTAGGGTTTACTTCATCAACTAAGGTAGATATTACGTACCTGCGATATACAAGTACGTTTACTCATTTATCTGAGCATACATATGAAGAAATAGCTCAAATTGCCGCACGTAAAGTACTACAAACTTTAGGAGACCCAAGATATGCGTTAATGCAAGCAGAGGTCTTAGAAAGAAATAAAGTATTAGGTGGAGGCAAATAACGGTGCTTTTTGCTCCCTTGCTTTGGAAGAGCAGTTGTGGTGTTCGCTGCACTGCTCTTTCTTTTTTTTAAAAATTATATAAGATGGCAACATTAAACGAAATAGCGTACAACATTAAAAACATCGTAGAAGGCGGTGTAGGGTCAGATGATTCTAATTTATCTCTTAGGCAGGTAAAACAAATGATTCATGTAAAGCGTGCAGAGCTTCTTATGAAGTATACTGACAATGGTAGAAAAACATCAGAAGCTTGTTATCAGTTAGATGTTACTTCTTTAAGTAGCGCAGGATACGAATACAAGCCTTTTGTAGGCTTTAATAACAACAGAGCAATACGAAGTATAGCTTTTAGGGATTCAACAAGTGTAGACGCCTCTATGGAGTTACTCGCTCTTGTGCAAGACCACGATAGGAATTTTATACAAGAGTCTAGATTTATGCGTAACACTACAAAAAAGTATGCAAGCATAACATCTAACAGAATATATGTATTTGAAGGGGATTCCCCTGCTTCTGGTGGTACATTAGAAATAAAAGGGGTGTTTAGTAACCCTACGCAAGTTAGTAGCTACGTAGATGATGACACAACAGAGTATCCGATACCTAGCGAGTTGATTAGTATACTGACACAAGAAATAATTGCAAAAGAAATTGTTTTATTATACAATCTGTCTGCTGACACTCCAAACAATCAAACAGATGAAAAAACTAAATCTAAGGAAGTATAAAAGTAAATACGTGGCACTAAAAGATGTGTACAATTCAATTAAGTCCACGCTAACTATTAACAATAAAAGAGTATCGTATTCTACGTATTATAAAGTAATTACTTGTTTCTTAAGAATCTTAATGAACCAAGTAGCTATAGAAAGAGAAAAATTTACACTACCATATAATTTAGGTAAAGTGTATATTAAAAAAGAGCAACACAAAAGACCTTTTCATGTACGTATAGACATGCAAGAGTCTGAAAAACAAGGGCAGCTAGTAAAGTATAAAGTTCCTATCTTAGATGATTATTATAATAAATTAGTGTGGGAGCGACCAACAACTTACAAAAGGTATAAAATATTGCCTTTAAATAAATTTAAGAAGTTAATTAACGAAGTAAAAGATTACTAGTATGCAACCCAGGATAAGTGTTAAACAAGTTGTTCAATCTGTTATTAGAAACTTAGGCGTGCAAAATGCTGCGTCTGAGTTTAATAATTTTGTAGAGTGGGCTTTTGAAGCAGAAAAAAAAATAGGTTCATTAAAAACATTTGTAGTTAAGGAAGCTTCTTTAACTATTAATAACAAGCAAGCCGCTTTGCCAGCAGACTTTATAGAGTTAATAGATATAAAAAATGCCAATAATCGTTACTATGAAATGGAGCAAAGACCTTTCAAAGAAACAAACACACAAGGTATAGGCCACAACACTTATTACATGTCTAATGGGTTTGTTAGATTTCCAGAGGTAAGTGACACATCTATAGACATTTCTTATACAGCAATAGATACAGATGCTGAAGGATTTCCTACAATTGAAGCAAATCATGAGGACGCTGTATCTGCTTACTTAATGTATAAATACAAAGCAAAAGATTATTACAATCAAAAGCTTCCTAAGTATATATACGATGATTTAAAACGCGATTGGTTTAGGCTTTGTGCGCAAGCCAGAGGTAATGATAACATGCCTAACAGAAGCGAAATGAGAGCTATATCTAAATACTGGAATAGCTTAGTCCCACACGTACCTAGATACTAAAACATGGCAAAAACATTAAGAGAACAGTTAGCTGAACTAGGAGGAAGTAAAAAACCTAACGTATTTTTTAAAGGGTTGAATACTGACGTAGACCCTTCACTTATAGGTAATGACCAGTATTCAGATGCCTTAAATGTAAATTTAGATTCTAAAGATGCTGATTTTGCATCTTTACAAAATTTAAAAGGTAATCTATTAGCAGACACATTAGATTTATCTGTATTTTATTTAAGCCCTGCAACAAATGATAGCGGTAAAAGCTGGCTTTACGAAAACAATAGTTCTGCATGGACAGGTAGCGGTAATCCAACATCAACTGCAGGTAATTATTTACGGACCATAAAATTTAAATTTAAAAAAGCCAACGGTTCATACTTTGCATTTTCTAATGGTAGTGATTTTATACAAATAGACACTACGGAGTCTAGCTTAGATACAACTTCTGTTGAGTTTAGTAGTCAAGATAGACCTAAATCAGGCGACACACCTATATACACTAATGATGAAGCAATATTATTTTCTGCTGAATTACTTAAAAAAGATAGTGTATTTACAGCAGCATTTAATATTACTATAGTACAGAAAGTTACTGCTACGACCACTACTACTTTAAATTTATACTTTACCCCAAAAGATAATAGCATTACACCGTTTGATGGTGCAGCTGTTGATGTTATTACTACTTGGGGTGACACCGCTGAAGGAAGTTACTCTGGAGTTTCTTGTTCACCAAACACTAATAGTTCTGATACTTTTTCAAGTGTAAGTTTTACTAGAGCATTACAACCTTTAGGATTTTCTTCTTTTACAGGGTTTATATCTGCTATTTGCTATGTAAGCTCTACAGAGCAAGCTATAGTTAAATTAATTACAGATTCGTCTGGTGCAATAACAGAAATAGTACCAGTTATACACGGTAATATAGGTATTGCTTCAAATACTACTAAATTATTTATAGTAAAAATTGAAGAAAACGAAAGCTTTAAAAGACTGTATTGGACGGATGGTGTAAACCCCGTAAGAACTTTTAATTTAGAATCTTCTTTATACGACATTTCATTGTATAATGAAACAGATGATTTTAATTTATTTCCTAGAAATACACTGCCAATTTTAACTGTAGAATCGGTAAATGTTGGTGGTAGTATAAATTGCGGTTCTTGGTCTTATTGCTATAGGTTGACGACATCTTCAGGTGGTAAATCATCTACTTCCCCTATAACAAACCCAATACCTTTAGCTAAAACCAATTATGGTGGGCTAATTAATACTGTAGTAGGAGGTAATATAGCAGATAATTCAAATAAAAATGTAGTTTTTTCTCTATCTGGGATTGATACAAATTTTGATGAAATAGAGTTGATAGGTATACACTACCTAGACAATCAAGGTAGTGCTGTGTTTTATAGTATAAAAACTGAAAGCATTACTGAGTCAGGCTCTATGACTATTGTCCACACAGGTAGTGAGCCAGCTACAGTGGTGACTGCAGAAGAAATACTAAGTAGGGATAATGTTTGGGATATAGCACAAACATTGTGTATTAAAGATAACAGGCTTTTTGCAGGTAACTTGAAAAGTCAAAGTGAAAATTTATTTTCTAGTCCAGAGATATTTAAAGTAAAGTCTTATGACCACGAATTCTATATGGGTAAGACAACTGATTCTATAACAAGTGAAAGTTGGAATGACGCTACTATAGGTAGCGGTGATTATGTTACATATACGGGTTACGTAAACCCAAGTTTATATAACCCAGACTTGTATAGACACCCTATTGTTCATGCTCAAGATGTTCCTGACAGTTCCGATAAAGGGGCTTATAGATTTACTTATGGGGGTGCAAACACTCATCAACCAGTATTAGGAGCTGAAAGTAATGGTTTTTTTAACGGCTATGCTTACAGATATAATGATATAGAAGGTAGCGACTCTGTAAGGGTTAGTTACAGACTGAAACCTTTTGATTTAGACGAAATAAGTCTTTTAAGATATTCAGAACAAGGGGGTACTGATAGAAATAAAGCTGGCGTGCCTTATTATGGGTCTTTTCCTAAAAGTGAAAAAGGAAATGAGTATAATAATTATAAAAGCCCGATTTTTGCAGAGCAATATGTAGGTTACATGCGTGATGAAGTTTATAGATTTGGTATTCAATTTTATGACCGTACAGGAAACCCAACATTTACTTACACAATTGGTGATTTAAGAATGCCATCTATAGAAGATGACTATAGGCATTTTAATAGTAGTGCAACAAATATAGTGCATGGCGGAGGCTCAAGTGGTTATCCGAACAAATATATTTTAAAAGACGAAGCAGGTAATGGATACATATTACATTTAAGGGTTGAAGTAATATTATCACCTAGTACTAGAGAAAAAGTGTCAGGTTTTGATATAGTAAGAGCTGAAAGAAATGACTCTGATAGAAGAGTAGTAACAGCTGGGCTTTTAAATACCACCTTACAGTATGCAGACCATTCTGATAATCTTACTATGCAGAATAAATTAGGCCTTGACAAGATTGCTGTTTTTTCTCCTAACCCTTCTAGCACTACTAGTAACTATACGCAAGGAAATGCGGGGTTAGCTCCAGTATATACTGTAGATTCTCCTGAAGTAATATTTGACAGGCTTAATTACACTGCCAGTGGTACTGATGAGTTGAAAATATGTAATCACCTTCAGTGTGATAGAGTACTTAGACCTAATGATTATAATCAACTTTATGATAGTAACGCTACAAATACCGATAGAATATATTGGGCTAATGATAGCGCTAGCACACAAGTAAACACTAGCTATGTGTTGTATGGTATAACCCCTAAAATATCATACACTGTAGCACCGAGCCTACCATTTCTTGTAGACAACTCTATGGTGTCTAAGTATCATTGTAACGATGCCACAAATCATAAACTTAGTGAAGGTTTAGTAAAACAAGACTACACTGCAAGTACACAAGTAAACAGAAAACCTATAACATTTGGAAAAACTGTAGAAGCGGGTGAAATAGTAGATAGTAGTTTAATATCAACTAGTGTTTCTTTTCAAAACTCAGCAGTAGTTTATGAAAAATCAACAGACGACGCAAAATACAAGTACCTAACAATTAATCTAGAAAGCAATTTAGTTAGAAATAATGGTGGTTTTATACAAAATGGTAATAAAACTTTATTATTAAGTTTAGGTGAGAATGATAAGTTTGATTTTGCTTTAGATGGTAACATTTACTCATCCTCTAGTGATGCTTTTTCTACAAAAAAAATTGACAAAAGTAATTTCCTTCCATCTAAGTCCTATGTAAAAATTATTAGACAATTTGATAATAACTCTGGTCAGTATGGCGGTAATTCAGAATCAGCTTTTTTAAATACAAGGTGGATTTCTACAGGTTCTTATCAAGAAGTTACTAAAGCTAAAAATATATATGACTTTCATGTTTTTGGTGGTGACACATATGTAAACATGTTTACCTTAAGTAAGTATCATGAAGAAACGGTAGCAGCAGATACAGACAAGCTTACAGTTCAAGCGTTAGTGTTCCCTGTAGAGTCTAGTATAAATTTAGATTTACGAAGCGGTACATTTACTGGCGCTAATACGCCAAAGTTAGAATTTGAAGACGATTATAGTTATGATAGTTCTTACTCAGCAACAAACAGTACTAAGTCATTTCCAGCTAAAAACTTTAACATACCTAATGTAACTGATTTAAGTAATGTTATAGCTGCTTCCAATATAAAATTAGCTGGTGCAACTAACGATGCTTTTTCTAATTTTGATTCTAATGAAACTTTTGAAGTAGACAGAAATTATGGTCCTATTAAAAATTTATCTAAACTAAAAGATACTGTTTATTGTCTACAGGATAAAGCTACTTCAGTTTTATCTATAAACACTAGAGCTTTAATACAATCACAAGATGGCTCCGCTATTGCTATACAATCTGCGGTAGGTACAGGAAACGTTGTAGAAAGAAATGATTATCTAAGTACAGAGCATGGTAGCCAGCACATTCATAACGCTATTAGTACTGATAAAGGTATCTACTGGGTAGATGCATTAAATGCTAGTATATGTGCTATTACAATTTCTAACTCAAAAACAGTTATTAATTTATCTGAAATTTTAAATTGCACTAAACCTTTAAGCCCTATAAAGAACTTAAGTATAAATGATAGCTCATTAATTACTAGTGGTTCTACAGCTGGAGGTATAGATATTATGTATGATAATTTCTTAAATGAAATAAACTTTAGTGTATCTTATTATGATGGTTCTGCGGTTCAAAATTTAAACTTATCATATAATGAAAAATTAGAAATATTTACTAGCAAAAGAAGTTATGTAAGTTTTGTAAATATTAGCCACGAAGGATATAATTATTCTGTTGGTATGCAAGACACTTTTGTAGATGATGGTAGAAAAAAAATATACATTAACGGTAAAGGTTCTTCTGTAAATAATTTTTATGGTTCTAATGGCTCTAATCCTTATGTGCAAATCATAAATAATGAAGAACCTAACTCTTTAAAAACATATGATAAGATTAGTGTATATACAAAAGAAAATCCTGCTAGCGGAATTTTTACTAAATTTGCTTATAGTACAGATATAGACGTTGAAGAAGTTTTAGACTTATCTGCAACTGATATTGACAAAGTAGTTATTAACAAACAAATAGTTCCGACTTTTGTTACAAAAAGACTTAAAGGAAATCATTTAAGTATAAAACTAGAGCAAGTAATTTCAGGTAGTTCTTTTTTAGATTTTAATTTACGGTCAGTTACGACACACTATAGAAAAACAATAATATAATGCCAAGACGAGATAAATACGATAACCCTATATATCCTAAAACTCCTTATTATAATGAAAAGGAGCAAACACCTACTAGGCTTGATTTTTCAAAAGCAAACCTTGAGGTAGGTAGTTATATAGATACGGCTAGCTTAAATAGTATTAAAGACTTAAAAAGATTTTACACTGATACTTTTGGTACACCTAAACAGGTAGCTGCTAATGAAAAGTATAGAGAGCGTCATAACTTAGGTACTTATTTTGACCCATATGGAATGTCTAATCAAGACAGAGCTGAATTTAATTTAATAGACGAAGCTCACAGAGAACGCTTTCAAAAAGATTACTTTAATTTTTACCCACCAACTTTTGAATCTTCTACTACTAAGGTTGCAAAGCCTGCAGTACCAGAAATGAAAGCAGGTGGTCTTATGAAAAGTAATATTAAAAAATACAATTTAGGTGGGCTTGCAGATAAGTTTGCGGAAACTGGTGTAGGTAAATTTGTAAAATCAGAAGGGGCTGGTATTGGTTCGGCTGCTGTTGATGTTGCAAGTGATTATATGGAATACTCACAACTTAATAAGGCTGCGTTTAAAGATGTAGAAAATACAGACTATTACACAGAAACAGGTTTTGATATTAATAAAATGACTACTAGTGACTCAGACATGCACAGTTTAGAGCATGAAGTTATAGCTGATAGATATGAAGTAGATGAAAAGACTATTACAAATTTAGCTAAACAGGCTAGAAAAGAAAAAGGTGAAGCTATAGGAGGTACTGCAGGTACAGCTGTTGGAGCATATTTTGGTATGCCAGGTGTAGGGCAAAAAGTAGGTAAGTTTTTTGGAAGACTTCTTGGGGGTATTAGAGGTAAAAAATACAAAAGAAAAATACAGAAACGTATAGATGCAGAGTACGCTAAAGCAGAAGAAGACAAAAAAGAGTACTTAGGAAAACGTTCTAATTTGTTTGAAAAACGTGATTTAGGTTTAATTAGAGGTCAAAAAATGGAAGATAAAAAAGAACAAGTCTCTAATATGCAATCCTACCTAGATAGTCTTCAAGGAAGTATATCGTACTTAAAATACGGTGGTACTTTTGATGGTGTAGTAAAAGGTCCATCTCATGAAGAAGGTGGCGTAATGGCTACTAAAAACGGTAAACCCGTAGCAGAGATTGAAGGCGAAGAATACGTAACAAACGCAAAGATTACTAAAAACTCACCTGAATCTAAAAACACATACGCTGTACAAGGTACACCTCTACAGATACTTTCAGCATTAAATTCAGTTAACAACTACGGAGATGCAACACATCCAGGTGGTAAAATAAATAGAATTGCATAATGATACCAGTAAAAGCAATGCCAAGCGCAGCTCGAATAGCGCAAAATAAGAAAGATTTTTTAGCTCAACCTGGGGTAAATAATAAAATTAAATCTATTGCTAAAAACTTAGGCGTAAGTGTTGATGAAATATTAGCAGCAATGGAAAAAGAGACAGCAGGTAGTTTTAGTGCTGCTCAAAGAAACTTAGGAGACGGCAAAGCTGCTGGTCTTATACAGTTTTATCCTGACTTTAATAGACAAAAACAACAGAGTGAAACGTATAAAACTATTGGTGGTACTAAGTATGAGATTGATGAGATAGAAAGAATGCCAGTGTTGCGTCAACTTAATCTTGTAGAGGAATACTTAGAAAATCAATTTAAGAAAAAAGGTGGCGAACCAGGTGAGCTATATGTTGCTATAGCATACCCAGAATTAGTAGGAACAGACCCTTCTACTCCAGTGCCACTAGCAAAACAAGCTACCGTACTTAAACAAAACCCAGGCTGGCTTGCTGATGGTGAAAAATTAATTACAAAAGCATCTATAACTGCTTTTGGTGGGGGAAATAAGTTTGTAGACGCATATGATTTTTCAGGGTTTACTACTACTGAAAAAGAAGTATTTGAAGGCTTAAAAACTAAAATAAATAACACTAACAAAAGTGTAGAAGAAAAACGTGCTCTTAAAGATTTAGCATACCAAAAAACTAAAGCACTAGACCCAAAAGATTTTAATGCCGCTAGCGAGTTGTTTAATGCAAAAGTTTCTGAATTAGAACAAGAGGTGCAGCAAAATCGTGACGCTTATTCTATAGAGGAAGTTTATAAAATAAGAGATGACGAAAACGCATCTATAGAGGCTAGAAAAGAAGCAGATACTTTAATATATAGATACGAAAACCCTCCTAATCAGTCTGCGACTCAACAAACGGGATTTTTAGGGTCTATTATGGGGTATACGCCCCCTGCTGATAAAACAAAGTCTCCTAAATATAAAGAAGCACAAAAAATATCTACTCAAAACATAGTAGACTTTATAGATAAATACTCTAAACCAGTAGATACAACTACTACTGCAACAACAACTCCTACTCTTACAGACAGAGAGATAGCGTTTCAAGCAGAAAAAAATAAAGATTTAAGTAGTATTCCTACACTTGACCCAGTAGGTGATTCAGCTCCAGAGCTTAGAACCGCTATAACTGAAGAGCAAGATAAAATAGATGCACAAAAAGATTTTGTAGACTTCTTGCAACCAGAAAACGCAATGATGTCTGATGCTTTTGGTGATGTAACTGGCGGTACTAGAAAAGATAAACTTGACCTTACAAAACAAAAAATTAAAGATAAGCTACCTGTTATAGGTGAAAAAACTTTAAACGTTTTGAAGGGGCTTGCTGACAACGTCGATAAAGCATTCTTTGCGCTATCTGCTGGTGCAGGTATCAAAAATATATTTGAAGCCACTGAGCGTGACGAGGTAACTAAATCGCATGTATCACCACTATTTAAAGAGGCACTATTAAAAACTAGACAAGCTTCTGACCAGGGAATGCCGTATGCTCAAAAGCAAGCAGCGTTAAAAGATATAGCAGCAGCTTACTCTGGAGCAATGAAAAACGTAATGGCAATGTCAGGCGGTCAACGAGGTTTAGCTTTGTCTAATGCTGGTATTGCAGATGCTAGTAGAGTTAATGCTTTAGTAGATTTAGCTGGAAAAAACGCAGAAATTCGTCAAAAAAACTTAGATTTATATGCGAAAACTGCTGGAGCTTATTCTCAACAGAAGTTATCTGCTGATATGAACCACGCAGAATTGTCTGCAAAATTAGAGTCTAATAGAAAAAATAGACAAGCTAACATAGGTTTGAATTTATTTAAAGAAGCAACAGAGTATTCTAGAAACTACATGGATATGCGTTCTTTTAGAGAAGCAGCTCAAACACCAGGCGTTACGGCAGACCCAGTAGCTACAGAAAACGTTTACACTAACATAGACGAAAAGATAGACTAATGAATTTTGATAAAGTAAATGCAGCAAATAATATGCTGAGTAAATCCCCAGCTTTTAGGCAACGGGTAAAATACAATATGCAGCAAGAACTTGCAGAGCAAAAGTATCAAGACTATGAGTATGAAAAGCAAAATGCAGCTCATACTAATACTATGGCGTCTATAGATAATATACAACAGCAAGCTAAAACTTTTGCGTACAGAAGTAAAGATAAAGCTCGTATGTCAGAAATATACGCTGAAGCAGCGGAAGAATTTAAGAATGTTATTGCTACTAAGTATGGTGGTGATATAACTAGATTCTGGTACGAAGGCGGCCAAGCTGAGATTGAAAGATTTAAACAGTCTGTGTTAGGTGGTACTGAAGCAGTAGAGCTACAAAAAAATACTAGTGAGTTTGCTAAATACTTTGAGGCCATCGAAGAAGGTCAAGGAATGGATAAAGTATTTAATTCTACACATAAGTTAGCACAGTTATATCAAACAGGTCAAGTAGATACGTTTAGAATGCCTCTAGCTGCTAAAATGCAACACAAGAACCCTGATGCAGCTGCGTTTAAAAATGCGCCTCCAGGCACAGCGAGAGTAGATGTTATATTGGCGCATGATGATAATGAATTTGCTTTTAGATTAAATTATGCTAACGAAAATAATTTACCAGTAGACACAGCTTTTGATGTTGACTATAATAAAATAAGAAACTACGCAGCTAGTTATGTTGGTGGACTAGAAGGTCCTAATGCATTTACTAAGAGCGATAAACCTAGACTTGCTAATACTATATCAGAGGTATTCGATTCTAATTTTGCACCTATAGATGGTACTAAAATTATAGATAATGAAAATAGAAATCCTAAGTTTAAAGATGGTACTACAAGGCTACAGCAACTTGCGCAACAAACTGACGCTCAAATAGAAGCTCCTATATATGGTAAGCTAGCGTTTGAGGACTATAGTGTGGAGCTTGTAAATACATTTATAGATAATAGCTTTATACCAGGAAAAGCGTATGCAGATGATGATGTATACTTAGATGGTAAGAAAGTAAACAACTCTAGTGGTTCTTGGTTTGGAGCAGATGGATTCCAAATGGAAGATGGTATTGAACTAGAAGGTGATTCTTGGAATATACTAGGTACTACCTTGTCTTACAAAACTGTAGGAGATAACCCTAAAATACTTACTAAAGAAGAGGTAGATGCTGGCTATCAAGGTCAAGTAGAGCCTGTTTATGTAATGGCATTAACTGCTGAAGGTGGTTTGTTTGGTTTAGGTTCTGATGACTACATATACAAAGAGCTAGACTTTAAGTCACCTCTAAAAGCAAATAAAGTTAATGACTTAATCAAGTATGATAACGCATCTTACAACAAACAAATAAATGATGATAACCGTTATCAAGACACTGGTAAAGTAAACGTTAACTTTGTAGATATAGACAGAAAATCTAGTCCACAAAGATTGTATGAGTTTGCTGTATACAATGATTCTGCTATAGAAGACCAACTTGATAGACTTAGTGTAAACTCGCCTTCGTTGGCTACAAAAGCAGTTATGTTAGCATTCTCACAAATTTATCAAACAGACATACAAGACTTGAATGAAATTCTTAATGTTAACGCTAATCCAGATTTGTATTCAGCTATAGTTTCTGACGACCCACAGTTATTTATTAAAAACTTATCTTTACTTGCGCAAGAAAGGGGCGTACAGCAAGAAGTTATAGAAGCTAGTGAAAAAGAGTTAGTAGAACTCGCTGGCGCTATTCGAAACAGTATAATTACACAACAGAAATAAAATGAGCAACGGAGTAGGTTCACCTAAAGATGACATTAAAAAATACGACAACAGTTTTTTAAAGTCACAAGAAACCCCATCTGTAAGGGTAGATTTATCTAAAGAACAAGGTATAGACTCAACTAGCATTTTTGGTGTTGGTTATACTGAAGAAGAAAAACTAGCCGAACAGCAGTACTTAGAACAAGCAGCAAGCAAGCAATCTATAGATTACGACATGAACCTTGTTGAAAAAGGTGCTCGTTCTTTTGTAGCAGGTCTTGGTGATTTAGTTGTTGGGTTAGGTGATGCTACTGATTTTATTACTAAAACGTCTCCTGCACATGTAGTAGCTTCTGAGCTTTCTAAAGAAATTTATGGGCTAGATACTACAAAACCTGTATCTAGTTTTTTCTCTGATGCTTTTCATAAAGCAGGTAAAGAATTGCAAGCTGTAGGAGACCCTGTAGCCGAACTATCAGACGTATCTAACGTTACGTTCAATGATATGTTTGATATAGATTTTTGGTTTACACATGCGTCTAGAGCAGTTCCATTTACATTATCATTTTTTATACCTGGTATGGTAGGTGCTAGAGGTGCACAAGCAGTGTATCGTGGCTTGTCAGCAGCTAACAAAAGCTTTAGCGTAGGCCGTAAAATGCAACAGCTTGGTTTAGTTAAGCACATGCACCAAGGTTCTAAATTTGCTAAAGGAGCTACATCTTTTGCGGGTGGAGCTGCATTGGGTAATATAAGTGAAGGTACGATAATAGCTGGTCAGGTATACAATGACGCACTAAGAGACGGTCTTACTAAAGAGCAAGCATCTGTAGTTGCACATGATACATTCGTAGACAATATGAAATGGATGGCTGTAGATGGTCTTCAGTTAGGTTTTGTTACAGGAGGTAATAAGTTTTTAAAAGCTATGCTTCCTAAAAATACACAAAAAGCTTTATCATTAAACTTTACAAAAGCACCAGGTATAAAGTCAGTTATTGGTAATATGGCTAAAGTATCTGGTATTGTACTTACAGATGGTATGCTTGAGCAGTTCCAAGAAGTTTATCAAGACTGGTCATCTAAAAGTAATTTAGCTGAAGCAAAAGGTGAAGAGTTTATGTCCTATATGGATTACTTTACTAGCCAAGAAGCTTTACCTACTCGTGTGATTGCATTTGCTTCGTCTATGGCCGTATCTGGTGTTAAGGCAGCAGTAGATGTGTCTGCAGAAAGAAAACGTTTGTTTACGCTTGAAAAGGGGTTTGATGAAGAGTTTTTATTTCAAGACGTCGAGCAATTTGACTTAACGGAAAAACAATTAGGTGAAGAACCTGGTGGAGGTACAAGAGCTACCTCTGGTAAATCTGTTCAAGAATTAAAAGCATTAAAAGTAAGGCAACTAGATAAGTTACTTGTAAAACGAGTACTTGAAGGTAAAGGGGATTACTATGTAGATTTAGTAAATCACCTGTTAGAAGAAGGTAAAATAACTGAAGAACAGCATACTACCTTTACAGAAACAGCCAAAGAAATGGAGACTCTTGTTGAGAGTACTCCTAGCATAGGTCTTAATGAAAAAGAAAAAGCTAGAGTAATATTAGCTACTCGTCAAAAAAATAGAAATAAAAATATTGTTGACAGACAGCTTGAAAGCTTAGAGGCTGAAAAAGAAAAGATTAAAGCTCAAGGTTTAGAAAAAGACCAAGAGGCTGCTATGCTTGCAGGTGTAGAAGAGGCTATTGCTGAAGTAAAAGCTGGTGATATACAATTACTAGACGAAGCAGGTAATCCACAACTAGATGAGGCAGGTAACCCTAAAACAGCTAGGACTGAAAACCAAGTACATGAGTCTGCTATAAAAAATGTTTACGCACAAGCAACTATGCGTCGTGAACAGGAACGAGTAGAGCGTGATGTATTGCCACAGCTTAATGAAATAGTTGATAAAGAGGCTAGAGGTGAAGAGCTTACCGAAGAAGAGCAAGCATTTATAGCTGACACTAAAAATAAGCCTTACTATGATGAAATCGTAGCTACAGGTAAAGTAAAAAAAGCACAGCAAATAGCAGGTGCAGATTTTAGTATAGACTTTGAAGCTCAAAAAAACGCTGAAGAAGGTACTTTTGTATTTACTAAAACTGAAGGCGAGACAGTTACTACCAAGACTGTAGATGCAGCAGGTAATGTAACTGAAACAGTTACTACGCAAGAGTCTGTAAATGAAGAAACTACAGAATCGGCAAAAGAAAAAACTGAAAAGTCAGAAGATAATCGTACTCAAGAAAAAGAAGTTGATGAAGACGTTACTTCAAAAGAAGATGTAAGTGATACTGCTTCGGTAACAGGAGGTGCGGATAAAGTAAAAAACATACAAGCTAAGTCTGAAACTTTATCTGCTGCACGACAAAGACTAGGTAAAAGATTATATGGTGGTCAACTTGAAGTTTGGGCAGATGAACAAATGGAGCTTGAGCCTAACACTGCAATCTTTTTTGATGAAAGCCTTATTGATGATTTAGGTAAACCTGCTATTGGTATGGCTATTGGTTTGGCTAAGTTTATTAATCCGCTTACAATGACTCAAGAAGTGTTTCACCATGAAAACTGGCACACTTATCAAACACTATATCAAAACACGCCTGAAATGCAAGCTCTTTTAACTGAGATTGTTAATCAGCCTGTATTTGAAAGAGTAAAGCTTGACAACTATAATGAATTAGATGTTGAGTACAAAGGTAGAAAACTAAAGTTTAGAGACCTTATTAGAAGTAAAGTAGGTGTAGTAACTATTGAACAGTGGAAAGCTGATAACAATATTGAAACTGAAATTACCTCTGACTCTGCAAAAAGAAGATACTTAGCCGACATGGAGCTTTTAATGGCTTCTCAGGGCTTTAATATACTTCCTGATGCACAGCAAGGTGAAATTAAAAACGAGGCACTAGCAGTAGCGGCTGGTCTTCAAAATACATTGTCATCTCCATTTTGGAATAATAATGCTAAAAAAGAAAACAGTAAAGTAAGGACCTTGCTTACTAACGCTTGGGCTAGAATTAAAAAAGGTAGCACAGAAGAAACTGCTGATATACTTTTAGCCAACCATTTTCCAGAATACTTTAATCAAGACTACAATCAAATGTTGTCTGATTTTAGAAATGCCGTAAATAAACAGCAGAACCCTATATCTTGGAACACTTACACAAAAAGTAAGGGTATGTTCTTAAAAGAT